TTGTCAAATCCTTCAAACTCTTGGGTAACTTCTAAAATGTGACTAGCAAATTCTTTAATTCCATGCAAAGCAAAAGCACCTGCAATAGTTGCCCCAATATGGCTAAATTGTGATTCTAAAAATCCTGCACTATGCCCTGCACTTTCAAGCCCTCTACTTATTTCTTGCCCTGCTTTTTGTGCAACGCTTACAGTATTATTTATCTCTACCTGTATTTTTTGCAATTTACCACTTGCCTCATCTGTGGTGGTAATGGTAAAACCGTATTTATCTGCCATTTGTTAGTCTTTTTTGTAAGGTAAATGAAGTAAGCCCAAATATACGTTTAGCATGATTTTATAGTCATAATACTTTCCTATTGGCATATTGTCGCACTCTTGTTTATCTAAATGCAAAAAGGCACGAAATAGAGTTTTCATTACAAAAACGCTATCTTGTGCCATTAATGCCTTTTCAGCTTGTTTGGGGTCGTTGCTTATTAATTCTCCAATAGCCCTGACTTTAGAAAAAAAGGGATAATATGTTTTGTAATAAATTCAGTTCCCCACCTTGCAAACGCAAAACCATCTTTTTTAAACTGCAATAAATCAACCTTAGTAAATTCTGCTGTTTCAATAAACATGTTATTGATTGCAATTTTAGCTATATACATAACCGTTTCTGGATCTGCTTTTAAATTGCCATCTGCGCTTATACCAATTAACCCTTCACATGCAAAGTGAATAGAATTTTGACTTTCATCGTATTGGTCTAAGTCCTTAAATGTTAGGACTTTATTAACCAATTCTTTTACCAATTCTTGACTACCACCTGCTGCCACTTTTGGCACTTCTGCATGATATTTTACTGTAAATTGAATCATATTTTATTTTTTAGTTCTCGCCATAAAAGCAATTTTAACTGGTGTTTCTTTTGCTTGGCTGCCAACTGTTGTGTCTTGACTACCTATGTACACATTTAAATATTGTTCAACAAATTTCACGTTAATTCCAAATCTCATTAAGCTGTCAAGTTCAGCACCTTGCACTAATGATGCAACCCCTAATGCTGTGCATAATGCAGCTACTTCGCCACTTTGTAAAGTAAATGAACCGCTATACTCGTAGTTGTTTTTCTTTAAAGCAATTGCAGTAGAATTACCAACAGCGAAGATAGTTTCAACGCCTACTTTGTCGGAAGCGTCAAAGTCTTTTGCTGTTAGCAATAAATAAGGAGTGCCACCGGGAAACAAAACAGAAATTTGACTTTCTGCGCCCGTTTCAATTAAGTATTCTAAATTAGGCATTATGTAATTAGTTTAATGTGATTGTAGAATCAACTGACCAACAAGTTTGATTTTGATTAATCGTAATTGTATAATCGAGTTTTTTTGTTGTTTTAAAGTTTACCCCTGTTATTACAAGTGTTCCGCTATTTATATCCCCTGTGCCTGTACCATTTGCCAATGGTTCAAAGTACAGTTTTGCAAATTGCGCTTGTAGTGGCGATGCCCAAACGGGTGAAACATTACCTGCTGCATCTGTAATTACTTGAGCATTTATAGACTTGCGAATTATGAAACTTCTTGCAGCGTCTAGGTAATGATTGGCAACCCTTACTTGTGGTGCTTCAACTATTGTATAGCTGTAATCTTCACAAGTAGCCCCATCATTCCAATATAACCCGCTTACATTGCTACCTGCAAAAGTTCTAATAAATAGATATTGTTTTGCGCCCAAAAGGTCAATATCGCCTGTGCCTGATTTGTTAGAAGGTGTTAGGTTTTTAATGCTTGTAACATTTTCTATAACGTACCCGCCTAAATTACCTGTATAAGTTGTTACTCCCGAAACAACGGTAAATGAATCACCATATTTGTAAGTTACACCGTTATAAACAACACTCCAATCAGATTCAGTAGTTTTAGATGTAGCGGAACTTCCTCCTGAAAGGTTGTAATTCATTTCAATATTACTACCACCGCCGTATATTTGATAATGAACTAAATACCCATTGTATAAAGCACCTGTTCCATTAGGAGCTATAACAGTTAGGTTAACTCCTGTACTTGTTGCAGTATATCCCGAAAATCCTGTATATGAATTTATAGAAGCAGCTAATGCCGTTGCTACAGTAGTTTGCGTTGCTCCATCTGCTACTGAAATAGTTGGGCATATATAAACATTCTTTCCATTAATTTTAACATTTACGAAAGCACTCCTTCCTGTTTGAGATAAAGAAACGTCTGGAGCAAAAACAGCCCTTGCATCAGTTGCTGAAATAGTAACTGATTTACCAAATACAGTAGCAACGGCATTAGCTCTTAATGTTCCGCTGCTTGGTGCAATGTACAACCCATTAGTAAGGTAGGCATCATTAAAATTAATTAACCCTAATCCATCATTTACAAAACCAGGCGATGTGCCTATACTAATCTTTGACAGTTTAGCCAAATAAGCACCAATAGCACTCACACCGTTAGGGTGAACCCCTGTAATACATAAACTGCCAAAAGGCGAAGCATAAGGAAATAAACTACCTAATGTAGCTGGAGTTCTTGCAACGTTCATTGCATAACCGTCAACTATATAATAGTAGCTATAGCCCAATCCGCTTAAAGTATCTTGTTTAACCTTTGCGGCTGAAATAGTTTCGCTTACATCTGTTGGGAAGTCATTAGCTCCCGTTGTAGCCGTTGTAGGAACTTTATAAGCATAACCTACAATCTTTGTTTTTTGTGCGAAATCTGCAACACCTGTTTGAATTATACAGTTATCATGCGCCCCATTGGTTGTAGCTATGTAATCGCTAAAATTACCTGCAACGTTTGTCATTACTACCCATAATAAGCTTCCTATTGTTGCTTCTGTGTAAAAGTCTGCAACGTCTTGGTAAATTCTTGTTCCGTTGGTAGTGTCAAAAGTTGCCGTTAAACCGTATGCAACTAAGTCGGCTAATGATGTAATTAAATATGGTGTATCTAAATTAAAACCCGTACCCGTTACAACCGTATTAGTTGGGCAATCAAAGAATATTAAGCCTATGCCGTCCTCACTTTGAGGTACGCCTATTTGGTCGTTTTGAACCGATTGACTTACTATGTGTTTCATCTATTGTTAATTGTAATGGTTCAACTAATTTTTTTTTTCTGTAGTATCTTCTTCTACTGCATTAGGGTCGAAAAAAGGAACTTCTCTAACTGTTTGATTTTCTACAATCTTCTTAGTTTGAGCCGCTTTATAAGCTTCTTGCAATTCCGCTTCAATAGCTAATACACTTGTAGGTAACGCATCGCCTTTTCTATATACTTTTCTGTATTTTTTTCTTGCGCTGTGCGAAAATGCTTCACTAGCCTTATTGAAAGCGTTGTTGCTGTTTATCTCGGCTGTAACTTTAAAGCTTTTGTGTTCTGGATCAGGATATGTTTCTGTAAAAATATCGCCGCTACCATGTAACCATGCTTCACCAAAAGTTGCAACATTCCATTTTAAAGCTTGTACGTGTGTATCTGTTATTGCTGGGAAAAAACTAGATGTAGTCATTTTATTTATTTTATTAGTGGACGAATCAAAATATTGGCATTAGCTTTAACGTTTGCCGTGTTTGATGTTATGTATTGAATCTTTAAATATCTTGCTGAAAAGAAAACAGTATCTTTTGCGAAGTCAAATATTTTAGAATCTGTTGCTGCAAAAGTGTAGGCATTAGTATAAGTACTATTTGCAACACCTTTAACCAATGCAGTATAAGTTACGTTGTCTTCGCTTTGGAAGTATTTAGCCGTTACTGTTGCTGTTCCTGCACCTACCTTAGTCCAATTTAATTGACCGCCAATTGCTAATGTATTAGCGTGTGTAATTGGCAAGATGTAGGTTAATGTGTCGCTAATTCCGATGCTATCACCAACATTAGTAGGGTAGCCATTTTTGGTTGATACTGCCGTTCCTTGTGTTGTAGGTGCTAACGTGTAAGTTCTACCTTGAGCGAATGACGCTAAAACCGAAATAGATAATAAAATTGTAATTAAAAGTTTCATTGTAATTATTAATTTAAGTAGTTATGAAAAGGGCGGCTATTAACCGCCCTAATTATTTTTTTTTTTTAGATAGCTGCTGAGTAACCTAATATCGCTGCTCCGTTACCTGTCTTTCTCATTAGGCTTGCTCCCATTCTTGCATCACAAGAAAGTTTTAAGCCGTAGTTAGTTGGGTCTTGTTGAACAAACACATCAAACATTCCAAATCCAATACCTAATTGAGAAGCAATGAAAGCAAGGTTTGCCCCTGTTGCTGTTGAAGGTATAGAACCTGTAGGGTCTAATATTGTACCTGTATTAGAAAGTACGCCTACTTGGCTACGTTCTTTAATAATGGTGCTATTCAAATCCAATGCAGCAAAATTGTTTTCCCCTGCATTTGTACTATACTTGTTAAGCAAAGTTTGTACGCTTGGGTCTGTTTTCAACATTTTCAATCCTGTAGGGTCAACTACAACTTGAACTTTTTCTTTATCCAAACGATAGTTTTGTTTGCGGAACAATTGCTCTACGCTGAAAATATCATTTAAAACAAGGTTATTTACTGTTCCGTTGTAATTAGGAGAATACAACCAACTGTTGTTTGTGCTTGGTGAAATTGCAGTTTGTAATGTTCCTGTTGTTGTGTTTGTTTGTCCAGTACTGTATATTGGTGCCGCAATAACTTGCTCTAAGAAAGTAGTAATCAAATTACTATCAATTGAACTCCAAAACTTGTCTAAAGCTTGTGCCCATTGCATGCCTTGTACATCGTAGCGTTGAACAGCTGTTTTGTAGTTATTCCACAACATAGGTTGCAAGAAATAAGGCAACATAGTCATTGAAACTGCATCATCATCAATAGAGTAATTGGCAGGGCTGCTAGGCTGTGAACCAACGTAAACTAAAGGACTTGCGGCTATGTTTGCCCAAACTAAACCTAAATTACCTGTAGTCATTGTAGGGTTAAACGTTGGTATATCGCTTTTCCAATCTCCTTTAGGATAAAGGGTAAAGAATGCTAATGAAAGGAAATCAATTGCATAAGTGGAAGGATTTGCAAGGAAGGTATCAGTAGGAGTTGAATCTAAACCAACTCTGAAACTACCATTATCAACTGCTGCTAACATTGATAACAAATCTTGTCCGCCTCTTTGTTCTGGAATAGGTTTATTTTTGTAGTGATTAGCTGCCACAGATTGCATATCAACGCTTGCATTCAAATTGTGTAATCTGAAAGCGTTTGCAACAGCGCAAAACTTAGGGTCACTAGCTAGGGCAGTCATTATAACTTTATATTCCCTATCATCTTTACCTGCGCCTAATCCTTCTTGGAACTTAGCAACAATGGCTTTGTCTTGTGCATCGTTAGAAGCAGTCAACTGAGTCATTGTTTTAAAACGTGTTTCATTTACTTTAATATTCACGTCTGTAGTTTTTAATGTGGTTTTATCTACTAATTGAGGCTTAACATTCAATTTAGGTAAATTACTAATTGGGAACAATCTACTAGATAGTTCTGCTTTTAATGCGCTCATGCCGTCTTGGTCTTCATCTTCAACCAAAGCGTTGTAAACTTTAGCTGAATCATCGTAAGCCATAGAGCATTCGTTGTACATTGTTTCAGCACCTTCTAATTCTTGCTTATATTCAGGTGAAACATTGTCACCTGCTTCGGCAATCTTTTTTTGTACTTCTTCAAGTTTTTTCTTAGCGTCTTCTGCTTTGCCTTTAGCACTTTCCATTTTCTTCTTAGCCTTATCAATTTTAGCGGCTAATCCTGTTTTGCCGCTTGGCTCTGAATTAGGTTTTGCTACTTCACTTGAAGGCTTATCAGCTTCTTTAATTTTACTCATGCCCATTGCATCTAGGATAGTCTTAAACAATCCCCCTGCTTCGTTTACGCTAATTTTTGAATCGCTTTCTACATTTGTAGTCGGCTTTGTTGGCTCATTATTTTCTGCCATTTTAGTTGCTTTTAAAGTTATGAATTGAGATATTTGCTCCTTAGTTGTATCTTCGTATATGTGCGCTGAAAGTTGTACGCAATCTTGGTTACTTGGTAATGTTACTAATGAAATTTCGTAGGCTTCAAAACTTTCTGCAACCATATAGCCGTTTTCATCTGTGTACAAATCAGCTTTACCCATTGCGTTTGTAACTGACTTGAACTTAACAAAACCTCCTATACTTGCTGTTAATTGACCTGCCTCAAATAGTTGTTTTGCTGTTTTGCTTTCAGGTGTTATTTCGTTAAAATTTGGTATTCCCAAAACATCATCACCTACAATTTTAATAGTCCATAGCCCTAACGGGTCTGATTCCCATTGGTGACCTTTTAGCATTACAGGGTGTTTATAAAACCTATCCCAAACTATTGCGTTGGTAGGTAAAATAAACCCTTTATTATTTGGGGTGCTATTGGTTACTAAAATTTCTTTCACAAAGCAAAGATTGATTATCTTTATATTTGCATTTCAAAAGGTAAGACTTTTATTTATGGCTAAACTGTTATTTCAAATTGTTATATCTGAATACCAAAAGAAAAAAATAAATGAGTATAAAGACAAGGGCTTAAGTTCAAATGATATAGTTGTGGCGTTGTCTGCTCCAGTTGCTAGTTGTGACCCCACAATAAAAGTATTTTGTCGAAAAAGCGGCGAATATGTAGAAGTAGATAGAAGATTATTTAAAAGCAAGAAAATAGAAGTAGTAAAATGAAAATAATGTCAAATAATTGGTTTTTACATAAGCCAACTAATGAATTTATTTGTATAGAAGATTACTCCTTAGCACTTGGAATATTGTCTATTAAAGGAAAAGAAAGCCGTTTTTTTAATGGCAAATGGGGCGTATTTTATGACAATGATTTTAATATTTATGATATTAAAGATTGTGAACCTATTCCATTAATCCCCAAAGTATTAACAAAGTGCAGTTTTTTAGATTTTGAAGATATTTATTACTATCACAATGGTTTTATTTTAAAAAAGGATGGCAAAGATTTAATTGCTGGTGATATAACTGTAGATGATAGATGCGAATATAAATGGTTTACTTTCACGCCTATTAAATGGGTGCATCAATTACAGAACTTGTTTTACTGTATGTATAATATTGAATTAGAAATTAACCTATAGCGCAACATCCTATTTTCAACGGTGTAAAGGGTGTATTATTAACGTTATTGGTTTTATTAGTATTATTTTACTTGTTCGCTTTATTTGGTTATTTGTTAATATAAAAAACCCCTCATAGGTAGAAACCTAAAGGGGTAATTTCTAAACAAAATAAAAAACCATGACTAGGTAATTACGATTGTGGGATTAACCGTAACTGTATTAGTTGTAACTATTTGATAAGGTAATGTTTCGCTTCCTAATGCAGTACATTCGTAAACTAATTTATACCCCTTAGTATTTGCCATATTAGGTAAAACGTCCGCATCATCAACACTTGTAAATGCTGCAATAAAACCATTGGTTGCCTTGACAGTTTGCATTGACGTTGTTCCCCATGTTCTTGTGAGTGTTCGCAAATTAAACGTGTTGCGAATGAAGTCAAAGTCCTCTATATAAGATAATGATACATCTAAGTCGTTGCTTGCTGCTTGGTCGTCAAAATAGCAATACACGTTTATTGAAAGCGTAAAAGACATATTTGTAAGCCCACCCAATAACATTTGACTATTGCCGGAACTTGGCGCAAAAGAAATAATTACAAAGTTTGCTGTAGTGCTTACGTCCTCGCTTGCGTTAAACTTCTCTAATAAAAATACATCTACTGCCCTGCCTTTATTGGTTAATATTTCCCAACTTATTGCGGTGACTTCTTCTAGTATTCCTTTTGTTATTTCGGGTGTCATGTTAATTGTTGTAAGTCAATAAATAGTTTTGTTGCTTATGAACGCTAGTAACCAAATAATTAAATGCAGTTTTAAGGCTTTTTAATTCTTCTAAATGTTCGCTTAAAATAAAAGGTTGCAAAAATGCTTTTTGCCCATTATAGTATAAAACCATTGAATAAGTAAATTGTACTTCTTTTACAAAAATATCTTTAACTACAAACAATTCAAAATTGGTTACACGACTTGATTTTTCGTGATTTATTTTTTTTACTTTATACATTCTACCAAATCTCATTACAATATTTTTATTGGTGTGTTATTGGTAATTTGTCGGCACGGTAAAAATTAGAATTAACCTTTTTGCATATTTCAGATATACTTTCAATAGGGTCAATTATTTGTATATTTAAACACACTTCATCTACTTTACCATTTGTGTTTATATGTTCATTAATTTCTGTAATAAAACAATTATAGCTTTTTCCTTCTATTTCTATTTTTGCTATCATACCTTCAAATCTTTTAAAGCTGTTTGCACCATTGTATTAAATTTATCTTTTGTAATTTGGTAAATATACGAATTACCGTCACTATTTGGTAATGGCATGAATTGGCGTTGTGGCATTTTCCCGTTGCCTTCGTTATGTGCTTGTGCGTATGGAACAATTTTTAAGCTAGTATAAACAAAAACACTTTTAGCCCTTGCTTGATATTTAATACTATCCCTTAATTTATTAGTTTGTATCAATATAGGATTTGCACTATTAAAAACCCTCCCTTTATACGCCTTACCCCTTGCATCGTATGATTTATTTGTGGATGGCTTTCGTTCCTTCCAGGGTGAAGTGCGTTTGCCGTCAAAATATCCTTGCACTTTAAAGTTAGTGTCAATCGCCTTCAAAGAAGCATTGCCAATTATTCGCGGCAATTTTGCAATTACTTCCTTAACGGCTGCATTGTCTTTTCTAAAATCTGCTAATAGTTGCGATAGGGGTTTCATTTTACAAAGATAGGGAAACCCTTTTTTAACTTATTATACTTGCTTTGAACCATATCTTCAACTGCTGTAATGTTTCCGCTTTCAACAGTTACTACTAGGTTAACGCTGCCGTAAAGAATAAAATACAATCTAGTTTGCAATTGTTCGCTATTTAACCATTTACCCCAAATCTCATTTGGGTACTTTATAGCCGTTTCAATTTTACCGTAGTTAGTGGGTGCGTTTATCCTAACTTTATCAATCATGTTGGGGTTTAAAAAAACGTTTAACTTTAACCTATCATTTTGAAATACTATTTTCTTTTTCCCGTGCTGCCAATTATGAAAAGCATTAGCTACGTCAGCTAATGGTGGAAGGTTTGCCCCTAATGATGAAAGAGAAGTGTATTGTATTTTATTGCCTGCTGCCTTTAGCGTATCAATATATGGGCAATCTTTTTTAGGGAACATTCCTTGTTTAGCTGGGTTAAACCTAAATTGTTCATCTACATATTTTTCAAGTAATACTTTGCTTTGCTCCTTAGTTTGAGTTTTGCCATAATCTACAGATACGGCTCTACATCTGCAGTTCCAAGAGTTACGCGGAACTACTGCATCTCCGTTAGGGTCACCTATTTCAAATATTTTTCCATCTAGTTCGGCGTGGTCGTGTCTAACTCTGATATCGTGCATAGTCTCATACTTCCAATATGGGTAAATATCTTTATCTTCTTCTATTTGTTGCCATTTATCAGCCATTACAGCGTTTCCAATAGCATTATCATATTCAACCCTTAGCCATGTGTCGCTAATTTGTTGCTTATACGAATTGGCATCATTTATAAATTTACCTATTGGTTTTATTGATTCGTCACTATTAAAAACTAAATTTTGTAATTCTTTAACCTCCTCTAGTGTTTTCCCTGCCGAAAATTGAGTATAGTTTAAAATGTACCTTTCATAAAGTGCAGTAGGTGATTCATTTACATAAGCTTCAGCCCATTTAGTTATACTATTGTATTCAGCTTGGAAAAAAGCATCGTTATAAATCTGCATTATAGGCAAAAATATTATTTCACCGTTTGGATTTTGATAGATGTAATTTAGTTCATCATCTCTTAAATACATTAATGCAGCTATATAACTATCTATTTTTTTCATTTCCAAAGTTCACATATTAAGCGGTAATCACAAGTTAATTCATCCCCTTTATTTATATCTTTTATTGCAATCGTCATTCCATTTTCAATATCTAAACAATTATTACTTTCGCTATGATTCATAAATTTCATATCGTCAAAGTATGTTTGATATACCCCCCCCCATAAAGAGGAATAAAAATTAAATAATTCAACATAATCTTCTTTAACTTTAACTAATGGTACTTTAATATCTAATTTATTTATTTTAGCAATTATTTTGCCTTTTTGTATAAATTCATTAGCAAATAATCCTATACCATGAATTTTGCTTTTGTCTATAAATGTTTTTATCAATAACATATTTAAATTGTTGCGTCCGCTTTTTCAGTAAAATAATTTTTAGCTATTCCATTAGCGATAAAAAACTCTTCAGTTAATTCTTTGTTGTTTTCTGTCATAATATCGCTTAACACTTTAATTTCTTCTAAGCTATATTTTTTACTGCTATCATGCTTAAATTTTGCTCCTGCTGGTATGTTTTTGTACCACTTGCGTAATTTAGGTAAATAAATGCTATTTAGGTAGCTTGTAACATACTCGATTATATCACTTGCAACATCATCCCAACTGCGCTCGTGAACTTCGCCCAATGACCTACTACCGTTGCTGCCAGTTCCGCTTGTAAGAGTAGATAATATTATCATTCTTTCAAGTTCGTTTTGCTTTTCTTTAATAAACTCTTTAAATACATCGTGCTTGCTAGACTTTGAACCAGACCCAACTTCTTCAATGTCTATTTGATAAACTGTTTCTCCTGCATCATTTAAAGTGTAAGGTCTTACAACTCCCTTAGTGGGGTCGATATTAGCAGCTAAATCTTCTGCTTGATTTCGTAAAGGATTAAATAAATCGCCCGTTTCATTTTCTGCTGTTCCTTGTTGTGGATATCCAAATGCTAACAATGGATAAGCGTTTCTTTTGGCACCTGCTAACCAGTAATTATAAGCGTTATTCCAAAGAATAAACTCCCTAGATATTGTTTGCATCCATCCCAAAAAACTTTCGGGTGATTTGTTAGGCTGCACAAATAATAAATCATCTTGTTCGGCTATCAATACTCCATCATAATATTCAAATGTACCCGTCTTTAAATATTCATTTATAGCGTCCACATTTTGCATTGGGTACTTATAAATCTTGTTATCTATGGGGTTAAAATTTAATGCAGTAAAACCCCAAAAATGTGAAAGGGCAATTTCTTGTCTAAGTTGCTTTTGCCAATTCTTTGAACAAAGTTCTTTCGTCCATAGTGGCAGTTCCTCTCCTGTGCTGCTAACAAAAATAAACGGTGCCTTGCCTATTGCAGTTTCTATTTTTCTGTGTAGGAAACGAACAAACCCACTACTTTCAAATGTCCATGATACTAATGCAGCGTAATCAATAGCATTACCAAATCTAAAGGCATTATCACAAGCTTGTCTCCAACGCAACAAATCCCATTGCCTGTAATAGTTGTTTGGAAAAACGCTTGATATTTTTGAGTAGCCCGAATCTCTAGGTATTTGAAAAGGGTTAACACTTGGGTTTGTGCCAAATGCTGGCTTTGCCTTATTAGCCGGTACTCCCCAACCAGTGCCTTGACCGTTCCCTTTAAGATATGCTTTGTTTCTTTTTTTCATAATTACCCAATAAAGCTAAATGAATCTGTTGTTAGTTTAGTTATACTGCCTACTTTTGGGCTTTGTGCATCTTTTTGTACAGCCTTTAAAGACGTTTGCTGCTGTTGTATTTTTTTTATTTCGGCGTTGTTTTCTTTTATCATATCACCCATTTTTTCGGATTGATAAGCATTACCACCTAAAACATTTTCTATTGCTTTTATAGCAGTTCTTTTTACAGAAACTAAATCTCTTGCAGTTGCTGTTTTAATAAACTCCCCATCCATATCATAGGTTGCTCCTAGCTTGCTAGATAGTTCTGCATAGGCAGTATAAACTCCATTAGTAATTATATCGGGGCTTGTTGCATATTGTCGCTGCAATGCTTGGAAAGGGCAGTATTGAACCAGGTCTTTGCCCGTCAAATAACCGTAGCTTAGTGCCTCAAATGCTGATTGTGTAATAGGTGCTGACATAATGCAAATATAATAGACTTACATTGTAAATTGGTGTTCTGTTCGGGAGATAATCTTAGGGGCTGTTTTTGGTTCTTGGTTAAACCTATTCAAATACGTTCTATATTGTTCGTAAAAACATTGCACAATAAAATCTTTAAAGCTATCTAAAAGATGCCCGTTTTTTTCCATTGTTACCCCTTTAATAGTTGGGTGTGGTGTTCTTGCTTTTAGCATTGTGCCGTCTTTATCGGTTTTGGTTTCAATATAATCTGATATTGATTTTTTGCAATGTTCCCCTATTTCAATATTTATTTCTTTTATTTCTCCGTCTAAAATTGCATTTAAAAAATCCCCAATACTTGAAACGCTTGGAGCATGACTTAAAAACTTATCTACGGTTTTGTATTTTGCTTGCTGTATTTGCTCTAAAAATATTTGAAAAAAAGAACGTTTATTATCATCAATATTATTTCTATTTTTTGTTGATTTGTCACCGTATAAATAAACTGATCCGGTGTATTTAATATTATTTAACCATGATGCTACTTTTTTCCCTGCTTGGCTTGAAGTATTATAAGGGTCTTCGCATGGTATTTCTTCTATTTGCCTAACATTCCAACAATTATTTATTTTTTCTAATTGCCAAATTGTTATTGCAATATAAGGATAAACGTTGCTATCAATTGAAATATGAACAGTTGTATTTGGGTTGTAAGAAATATATTTTACATGCTTATCTAATTCAAATTTTCTTAAAAACTCACCACCTGTTTTTAATTGAACATCCCAATTTCCCTCAACAAATACTTCGTACTCATATCTGTTTAAATTGGCTTTTAGTGAAGGTAAATAATCGGGTTGTGCTTCCAAAAGTGGAATATTATCATAAATGCGACTTTGAATATAATGCCATGAGGTTTTTAATGTATATTCTTTATAAGGCAAATAAACTAAGTCTCGTACCCAACCAAATGAAGGGTTACACGTTGCGCAAACTATTGGTTTTGGCTGATTAGTTGCGTTTGGTATTACGTAGCTTCCTGCCCTTTCAAATGCTTTGAATAAACTTTGTTGCTGGCATTCGTTTATTTCCTCAAACCCGATACCATTAGTTTCTAATCCCTTCCATCTGTTTAAGTCTTTATCAGTATCAAAGTTTTCCGCAAAGAATATAAGTTGTGATCCGTTGGTAAATGTTACTGTTTGTTGGTTGCTATCGCTTGCATCTTTTTCAATAAAGTTGCTTGGCTTTACTTTTTCCCAACTTGGGTAAAGGTTTCGTTTTATTGTAGGAATGTCTTTTCGGACAATTACCCACCTGCTACCTGCATAAATTTTAGAAAGCAATGTAAATAATGAAAGCAAAGCAACTGTTTTTCCACCACTTAATTTTGGCGGCTGCAATTACTTACAACCGCCTAATCATCGTATCGCTCCGCCAAACATTACAAAACTATAATTGCCGCTTAAAACAGCGTTTATAAATTCTTCTTGTTTGGGAAAAGGAGCGAATACTATTTGTTTTAATTTTTCCATGTAATACCTTTGATTGCGTAAATCATAGTTTTTTTATTAACTAAAAATTTGTTTGCTATTTTTTGATAACTTAAACCGCTTTCTCTTAATAGTTTAGCTTCTTTTACTTTATTATTATCAAGTTTTGCAAACTTTTGCTCTATACCTTTTTTAAAATTTGATTTGTCTTTACATGGCTCGTAAATATTTTTAGTTAAACCAATTTTGTATGAATGTAAAATATTTTCAGAATTATCACACCATTCTAAGTTAAAATAATTATTATCCGTTTTTTTTCCATTTATATGATTTACTTGCGGCTTATTTAATTCGTTTGGTATAAAACAAATTGCTACTAATCTATGTACGCTTAAAGATTTTAATTTACCATTAATAGATAACCCTACTTTTAAATATCCTTTTTTATTTTTAGCTGCTTTTAAATATGTTTGTTTTACTGGGTGTATTTTTCCGTCTGATTTGATTACAATATGAGGTATAGTTCTAACAATGCCAAAATTAGAAACTTCGTAATTTGTATTTTCAAATTTTTAAAATATTTCTTTCATGTTGCAAACATAGTGTTTTTACCACAATTGCACCACCATAAAAAATTAAAACTCTACTTCTTTGCCGTTAATAATCATTACTTGTTTAACTGTTTTGCCTTCTTCGTCAACTTGTCTTTGTTCGGTTCTTTCGACGTAACCCCTATTCTTCCCCTTAGTAGATAGGTAGTATTTAATCAAACCGCTATCACCGTTATTAACTTGCTCAAACATTTTAGTTTCTACAAAATCAATTGCCATTTCTGCAATTTCATCAACACGTGATTTGTATATATAGTCTTCTTTTAGCCAATTATAGTGAGTGCCTCTACTTATACCAGCTTTTATACACGCTGAACTAACAATGCCTAATGTTTTCTTTAAAGCATCTAGCATGTTCTCTTTGTGATTGTCTAAAATGTATAATTCTTCACTCATTTATTAAAAATTAAAATCCAGCGTCTCCGCCTTTACCAAAATTATTATCAAATGCTTTTGCGGCTTTTTGCCTATTTTCTTTTCTTTGTTTTGCGGATGTTTTTTTACCTTGACCTGCTCTTGCTTGTCTGCCTTTATTTACTCCTGCATATTGACTTGAACCACTAGCCATAACTTACTAATTTATTGTTTTCCAAAGTTGATTACTACGAACTGCTTTATTTATTGTTTTAAATTTATCAATGATTTTATATTGGTATTCTTTATTAAAATCATACAATGTTTTGTTTTCTTCAACTACAAATTGCTCAATATTACTACTTGAGCGAAGATTACAACTTCCATGTATAACTATAAATTTACCGCAATAAGTTTCAAAGATACATAATTTACAATGAGTAGAGGCTGCGGCTAATTGAAACTTGTTATTATTATCTAATTCTTTAAAAATGTATGGCGTTAAATTATGTCTTTCATGGCTATAAAAATAATCGGAAACAATTAAATTTAATTCATCAATATAGTTATCTTCTAATAATCCGGCTAAACTATCTACGTTATTTTCACTCATTGAAAGTGTTGATATTGTCATAGTTTTAACCTTGTATTGCTTTTCAATAATTAAAGCTTCTATAAAATCACCAAAAATAAAAGAACCGTTTACTATAACAAAATATCGGCTATTTTCTGTAATATCAATATCCTTTGCTAATTTTTCAGCATTGGCATATTTAAGATTATGTTCTGCAATATCTTTTGTTTTAGGTGGCTTAATATATCGGCTTTCAAATTCTACTTCAAAATCAATTTCAAAGTTTGAAAAGTCATTTGAAGATATATCAAAATTTAATTCTAGTTCGTTAACCATACCACAAAAATAAGAAATAAAAGCGGAATAAGAATAAACCGCTTTTTGAACGTCAATAAATATTATAAATTAAATCCAAAGAGAAGTTCTATTTAAAGCGGTAGTACCCATAAATTGCATATTAGTAACTGGAACTA